AGCTCGTCTACGGTCCGGTAGTAGCCGACGTGGAACCCGTGGGGCTCTGTGACGCTGAACTGCTCGCCCTCGTAGGGCGCTGGGCTGCGGGTTTGCATGTTCCGCGGCGCGGTGAGCGTCATGTTGATCACTTCGACCTTGGTGCCGTCCGCTGCGATCCAGCGGGCCATTCTTGCCTTTCCCTGCCTTTCCGGGGGCTCCCTGCCCTCCATCTCTGTCAACAGCTAGGGGCCGCCATTCATTCCCAGCAGGGGGGACACGCTGCTATCTGGAGGGGCCGCCGATCATGGGCTCGCGGTGGTTGGTGCCGTATCCCTCCATGTAGACGTCCGCGCGCTTGGGCACGATCCACGGGCTCGTCATGCTGGGCGCGGACCACAGCCCGACACCATGCCAGACCAGCCCGTCCCGGGGTGGCTGGTGGCTGATCCTGGTGCAGGCGGGCGGGCCTGGGCAGTGGCCGATGCAGTGCTCGGTGTCGGTGCAGTTGTGCTCGGGCAGCTCGCCGCTCATACCGGGTTGCCTCTCCAGTCCACGGGGTTGCCGCCGTGGACACCGACCAGCCGCGCGCACTGCGCTAGCTGGCTGATCCGGTTGGCCACCCGTTCGATCGCCTTGTTGCCGAACCCGACCATGCCGAGATCGCCCGCGGAGTCGCGGAGCAGCCAGGCGTAGCCCTCGGGGCTCAGGCAGTACCGGTCCCGGTGCAGCCGGGCCAGGCCGCGCCCGTGGAGGCTGTCCATCACCAGGCCGGTGGCGGTGTCGGTGCCGATGCCGTAGGGCATGCCGGGCTCCCACACGCCGTGGTCGAACAGCACGCCGAGGGCGAGCTTCTGCCGGCTGCCCAGGCGGGGCTGTACGTGCTTGGCTACCATCACAGCCTCCCGGGGTGCTGGCCGTCACAGCCGCTGTCCAGGGGGCAGCCACAGGGCAGCGTGGGGCCGCGCAGGGCGGTGCCGTCGGTGTCGCGGGTGACCACCATGGCGTCCGCGGGGACATCATCAGCAGCAGCGGCCCGGAGCTGCCCGGCCAGGCCATGCACCGCGGCCACGCGGCGCTCCACGTCCACCAGGTCGGCGAACGCCTTGGTCGCCTCGGCCGCGGCGATGGCCTGGATCTCGGCCCAGGCGGCGGTGCCACCGGGGGCCAGCTCGTAGATGGTCATCTTGGGGTGCCGGTCGTTGGGCAGGCGGCGGATCTTGATCATGCCCATGCTCTTGAGCCCGCGCGCCGAACGGGCCACCGCCTGCCAGCTCGTGCCCAGCTTCCGCGCCAGCTCTGTCGGCGTGGTGATGGACTGGCTGGAGGCGATGGCCCGCAGCAGGTTGCGCTCGTGATCTTCCAGCAGGTCGAGATCGCTCACTGGGTCACCAGCTTGCGGGTGGGGAACACCCAGCCGAGCGCGGGCGGGCGGTCCGGTACGCCGGGCAGCACCCACAGCACCCAGTCCTCAGTCTCAAAGATCCAGACCGGGTAGGTGCGGGCTGCCTCGATGTGCTTGTCGATCGCCGACGGCGGGAGCTGGCCCGCCTTGTTGGCGGTGCGCCGGGTGTGCCACGCCTCGATCTGCTGGCGGCTGACGGTCCGGCCGTCCGGCCAGTCAAGATCGGCGTTCAGCACCGCGGCCACCGTGCTGTAGCCTCCCGTGCTCATGACTGCCTCACCTCGATCTTGTCGTTCGCGGAATACAGGTGATCGCCTGGCTGGCCGCCCTCGTACCGGTACTCGATGCGGTAATAGACACCGCGGTGGCTGGTGGCCCTGCGGTTCTGCTGCTTGGCCGGCGCGGCGGTGACCGTGACCCAGCTTCCACCGGTCCAGATCACATCGCCCGGCTGGATGTCAGCGGGCTTGGTGAGCATCAGAACCTCACGTCCACGCCGTTGGCGGCCAGGTACTCCCTGGTCAGCTTGTGCGTGTTCATCTCGCGCTCCAGCAGGTCGGATGCCCAGGCGGGCAGCACGTGCGTGCCGTGGGCGCGCTTGCCGACCGTGCCGTCTGCGCGGATGGCCTTGCCGATCAGGTGCCCGCCGCGGCAGGTGTCGCCCGAGCGCGTGCCCAGGACCAGCCGCTCGGGCTGGAACTCCCGGCCCTTGCTGTCGGTGGCCCGCGGCCACGGGGTGGCCGATGCGGGGGTGATCTCCAGCACCCACTGCTGGTAGTGCCGCAGCTCTGACTGCGTGTTCATTGTCATCTCCTGTGTCTGTGTTCTCTGTCAACTGCTTCTGTCAACAGTACAGGGGCCGGGTGGTGTTCCCGGCCCCTGCGGGCTGTCGGATCAGGCTGCCGTGGTGGCCAGCACCCCGTTCAGCTTGTCCAGCGTCCGGGTGTCCTCGTAGGTGCGCCGGCCGCTGATCACGTTGAGCTGGTTGCGCTCGGCGTGCCCGCCCTCCACGTTCTTGACGGTCCGCACGTGGTGCTCGTAGGTGTTGGCTGCCTGGAGGGCACCCCACGCCGTCCCGGTCCAGGCCGAGCACCGCTCGTCGGTCCGGTAGAGCTTGGTCAGCGCGTCGTGGGCGTTGTCCCAGTTGGTCAGGCCGCGGCCCTTCTCGGTCGGCCGGTCGTTCTCCAGGTAGGCCGCCACGAACTGCTCCCACTCGCGGTCACTGACCGGCGTGGTGAGGAGCTTGTCCATCTCGGCGTTGAAGTCCTGGCCCTGCTGGTAGAGCAGGCCGACCTTCTCGCGGATCTCCTGAATCCGGGCCTCGGAGCCGCTCTTGTGGGGGACCAGGATGCGGGCTGCGCCGCTCTCGTTCAGCGCCATCGCCAGGGTGTTGTCACACACCACGAGCTGCGTGCCGCGCTGGTAGGTGGTGCTCATGGAGCCATCGAGCACCGTGGCTGCGGTGAAGAACGGCCGGTGCTGAATGCCGCCAGGACCGTCCACCGTCTCGTCCAGCTCGATCTGCACCCAGGCCCGCGCGCCGCCCTTGAGCAGCCCTGCCGACCCGATGCCCATCTCGCCGTCATCGAGGATCATCGCGGTGTTGTCCACCAGCCACTTGCCGTAGGTGTGCAGCGCCTGGCCCTTGCCGACGATCCCGAGCAGCTCCCCCGTCTCCGGGTGGATGTAGCTCTTGTGCGAGGGGACTTCCATGGTGATGGTCTTGCCACCGATCTCGACCGTGGTGGTCACGGTGCCCTCGACCGGTGCCCATCCGAACAGCCGCCGCTTGACGTCGGCCACCGGGATCGCGCCCGGGTAGTGGTTGGGCTCCTCGCCTTGCTCGCTGGCCCGGTAGTGCCACGCCTCGCCGCGCTTGTCAGTGAAGCCGATCAGCGTGTTCTGGTTGAGCCAGGTGAGTGTCTCTTGCGACATGTCCTCTGTCATCTCCTTGATCTTGGACTGTCTCTTGCTTACATCCACTACAATACCCGCCGACCGGTTCTCTGTCAACAGCTTTCCGAACTTTTCTGTCAACAGTTTTTGGTGGGGTCTGACCTGGGCATACACAGCAAAGAGCCCCCTCCCACCGCGGAGGAGGGGGCTCGATGCCTGCTCGGGCTATTCCAGGTGATGCACCGGTTGCCCGGCTCTGGACCCGAGCTGGCCTACTGCTGCCAGGGCGGTTGCGGCGGTGCCTGGCCAGGAGGCACCGGCCCCTGCTGCTGGCCCTGCATGGGCGGCTGGCCCTGCGGCTGCATGGGCGCACCGTTCTGTGGCCACGGCGGCGTGCCGGGCTGGCCCTGCTGCGGGTAGCCCTGCTGCGGCGGCGGCCCCTGCGGGTAGCCCTGCTGCGGGGGCTGCGGCGGTGCCTGCTGCGGGTAGCCCTGCTGGCCTCCAGGCGGCCCGTAGGCGGGCGCTGGCGGCTGGCCCTGCGGCGGTGCCTGCTGGTAGCCACCGGGCGGCCCTGGCGGCTGCTGCTGCGGTGGGGGCTGGCCCTGGTAGCCCTGGCCCTGCGGGGTGAACTGGCCCATGCCGGGCTGGCCGGCCAGGGGGTGCAGCCGCTTCACCTCGGTGCCGTCCCGGTCCCGACGGTCGCCGATCTCGATCAGCACCGGCCGGCTCAGCATCGCGCCGGCCACCTGCTGGTCACTGATCCCCTGGTGCCAGTAGGGCACCTCGCCGGGGACCTTGGAGAACTTCTCGCCGACCGGCACGCCGAACGCGGCCAGGTCGGTCATCATCCGCTCCGCGCCGAACGTGTTCTTGGCACCGTCCCGGGTGTACGGGCTCACCACCATGTTGTAGGTGATGTGCTTGCCCGCGTGCGGCCCCTCGGTGAACTGGAGCTTGAGCTTCCATCCGTTCTTCTCGCCCGAGCTGTAGCCGCCGACCAGCCACTCCGACGCGACCGCGATGCCGGGGAACTTGCCGACGCCGGGGTTGAGCTTAAAGCCCTCGTTCTCCTGGGCGAACTGGTACAGCTCGTCCATCACGCCCGCGCCGCTGGCGGGTGCGCCCTGCTGGCCGTAGCCGGGCGGGGCCTGGCCATAGCCGGGAGGCGGTCCCTGCTGCGGGTAGCCGCCACCGGGCGGCCCGTACTGCTGCGGCGGCTGGCCGTAGCCAGGCGGCGGCCCCTGCTGCGGGGGCTGCTGGCCGCCCTGCCAGGGCTGTTGCGGGTACTGCTGCGGTGGGTATCCCATGATCATCTCCTAGCTCTGGATCACCTGCTGGACCATGCTCTCGATGGTCCAGCCTGGCACGCGGCCTGGGTAGCCGATCACCATGTCGTAGGGCAGGCGGCCCCATAGCCGCTCGCCCGTCTCGTGCATCGGGCTCGGCCCGATCCACAGGTGCCGCGAGCCGTCCGGCGCGGCTTCCAGCCAGCCGGTGAAGTCGGGCACGTAGGGCACCAGGTCGGCGGACTGACCGGACAGGATCGGCCGCCACTTGCGCATCTTGTCGTCCCAGTGCGCGCCGGCCAGGAACGTCACGGCCCACACCGGGTGGTAGGGGTGGTAGAGCAGGTCCCGGTACTTCCAGATCATCCCGAGGGTCTGCCTCAGCAGCATCCCCCAATGGTCCCGCTCCATCTTCCGGTAGCCCGCCAGAGACATCATGATCCGCTGCGCGATGGTCGGCACGCTGTCCACGCAGACGCTGTTGAACGGGTGCTGCCCGGACATCAGGATCTGGTGGGTCGTCTCCAGCATGGCGTAGTCCTGCACCACCACCACGCAGGTGTGCCAATAGCCCTGCGGGTTGGCCGGGGTGACCGCCCGCGGGTCGTAGGGCCAGGTCGGCACCGTCTCGCGCATCGGATTCCAGCGGATCTTGGGGCTCGGCGTCCACTGCGCGGCGATCTCGCTGTCCAGGGTGCAGACCGGCTCGGGGCCGGTGTCACCGAGGCTGGACTTGCCCGTCTTGTAGAGCGCAAAGATCAGCGAGGACAGCCCCTGGAGCTGCTGCGTGGGTGGCTGCCCGTTGGGCTGCGTGAGCCCCGCGGGAATGGTCTGGTATCCCTGCACCGTCATGATCAGCTCCCTGTACTTACAGCTAGCTTACTGCCTGCCGAGCTGCTGCTGGATCGCCTCCAGGCCACCCCTTGTGTACCGATCGTAGGGGTCGGCTCGGACATAACGCCCGCTGCTCTCCAGCGCCTCCCACCAGGCGCTGCCGTCGGACATCAGGGTGCAGAGCCCACCGGACAGCGGGCAGCTCCACGAGCAGTCGTGGAGGATCTCCACCGGCCGGCAGATGGTCCGCTGCGCCAGGTCGATCACCTGCGGGCCGCCGCCGGCCTGCCAGGCGGCATCGAGCCCCTTGCGGGCCTGGAGGATCTCCCACGCGATCTGCTGGGCACCGGCCAGGGTGGCGGCCATCGAGTCCGGGTTGTAGGTGAAATCCGCCCGCTCGTAGAACGGCCCCTTGGCCCTGGCGCTGCGCTTGACGCGGCGCAGCATGTTGACCTTGCCGCCGAGCACCAGCGGCCGGGACGGGTCCACCTGGAGCGGGTGGCCGCTGCCCGGTGGCGGGTAGCCCGCCTTGAGCCACTGCACCAGGTTGTAGAGCTTCATCTGCGGGTCCATCGACAGCAGCCCCGCGCGGTCGAAGTTGTCCAGGCTCTTGTGATCAAGGAAGTGATAGTAGCCGGTGGCGGTGTCCCACACGATCTGGTCCATCTTGGTGCGCAGGTCCACCCAGCCCTCATAGCCGGGAAGGGGCACCCGCACCTCGGCCTCTGTCTGCACCACCTTGAGCGTGGCGTCCTTGCCCTCGGCGTCCACCCACTCCAGGTAGCCGGCGATCATCACGCTGGCCAGCTCCAGCTCGGCAAGCAGCTCCTTCTCGTCCTCGGGGTGCGCGGTGATCTCGGCCTGGTAGAGCAGGTTGAGGACCACCCGCGGGTCAATGCCGTAGCCGTACCAGCCCTCCAGCACGGTGTGGAGGCGGATGCCCAGCAGCCGCTTGCCGTAGGGCTTCTCGTCCGCGGGCAGGAACCCGAGGTAGTGCTCGACCAGCCACCGCCGCGGGCACCGCTTCCACTGGGCCATCTCGGTGTTGGACAGGCCCAGCGGGTAGCTAACCAGGGTAGGGACTGCGATCTCTGCTGTCATGATCATCTCCTGTGACTATCTCGCCCGGCGCAACCTCCATGATCCACCGGAGCATCTTGGCGTCTCGCGTGATCTGGTCGGCGCGGGCCTCCTTGATCAGCCCGAGCTGGTAATGCCTGATGTCCACCGTGCCGGGGGACAGGCACCAGACCTGGCGCAGCGGCGTGGTGCGGCCCCACCGGTCGCCGCGGCCTGTTTTCTGCTCGCGGCCCCGCCACGTCGGGTCGGGCTGGAGCCAGTAGATCCCCTCGGCCGCTTGCAGGTCGATCGACTCCCCGCCGGCGTCGGTGATGAAGATCACCCGCGCCTGGCCGGACTGGAACTGCTGCCCGCTGGCGTCCTGGTCGGACCGCTTCATGCCCCCGGTGATCTGCGCCCAGGTGATGTGCTCCTTGTCGAGCTTGGGCGTCACCAGCGGGATCACCTGCGGGCTGTTCAGCGCGATGATCCACTGGCCGGGCTCGTCCGCCAGGAACTCGATCACATCGGTGACCTTGTTGGAGGGCAGCACGTAGCGCACGGCCTGCTGGCTGAACCCCATCGGGTCCTCGATGTCCTCCACCTGGAGCATGGCGGTGGCGAGCTGGCACTGCCGGGTGTACTTGACGATGGTGCTGCCGGGCACCAGCAGCTCGCCGGGCTCCAGCTCGGCCAGGCCCGCCTTGGTGATAGCTGCGTACACCCGCTCCTGCTTGGGCGTGAGCTTGGGGTAGCGGAACTCTGGCTCGGCCATGGCCGGCTCGCCGGCGCGGGCGATCTCGCGGGGGATGCGCCTGAACAACGGGTCAGACACCAGGTGGAAGGTCGCCGCCGTGTCCGGGCGCAGGTCCAAGATCACCTCGCCCTTGCCCATGAACGCGAACTCCTTGAGCGCATACAGGTCGGTGTAGCGCATCCGGCTCGGCCAGCCCCGCGGGTCGAGCCCGTGGTAGATCGCCCACAGGTCGCCGACACTGTTGGGCGTCAGGGTGCCGGTGGTCGGCCAGGTGTTCTCGGTGTGGTGCATCAGGAACCACACCGCGCGGCTCTGCTTGGACTTGGGGTCGGCTAGGGCGTGCGCCTCGTCAGGGATCACCGTCTTGAGCCACGTGGACTGCGGCTCGCTCTTGTTGCGCCGCGGGTAGTTGAACTCCTTGGGGCACACCTCGCACGCCACGCTGGACTTGCCGGTCGAGCCGCCGTGGGCGTCACAGACCACGTATGCCTGCGAGGGGTAGGGAGCCAGCCTGGTGTGGTGGCGCACATTGTCCCAGGCGATGATCCCTACGTCGGCCTCACCGGCGCGCAGCTTCTCGATGGCGCTGCGCCGCTTGGCGGCTGAGTCCTGAATCAGCACCACGCGCAGCTCCGGTGCCCACAGCGCGAGCTTGCGCTGCCAGGGCAGGATGGCCGCGCCGCGGCAGATCACCAGCGCGGGCAGGCCCTCGCCCTCCAGCTTGAGCCGCCACAGCGCCCGCGCCAGCACGGGCGTCTTGCCGTTGCCCCTGGTGTCGCCGAGCACAACGCGCCGGTAGTCGAGCAGCCACTGCACGCCGCCGCGCTGCGGCCCGGACATCGCGTAGGGCGGCTGGCCGGCCGGTGGCGGGGGCATCCTGGCGTCCATGTCCATCAGCCAGCCGCGCAGGTCGCCGTCGGCGGCCTCCAGGGCTGCCCGGTCGTTCAGCCGCACGCCAACCTCGTGCCACTTGGCGTCGGCCCACGCTTGCAGCTCCGGGTAGACGGTGATGCCCTGGCTGGCAAAGATCGTCATCATGGCCGCGTAGCCGGGCCAGCTCAGCGGGTAGCGCCAGAGGTAGTCCGTCTTGTTGTGGTTGCAGCCGGGGACCTGCTTGGCCAGCACGTACTCGCTGGGCGGGCACCCGATCGCCACCATGGGCGGGTCGGTGCCGGGCTCGATGCTAGCCCACGCGGTCATCCCTGATCCCTCCTCGTGCCAGCACGATCCTCCACTCACCCCACGACAGCCCGGCCATGGAGATCACCACGGGCATGGTGAGCTTGGGCTCCTCGCCGAGCACGCTCTCGCCGAACGTCGGCGACAGCTCGCGGAGGATCAGGTTGTGAACGCCCGGGTGGATCTCCAGCCGCAGCGATTCCTTCCACGTCTCGGGCACGTCGCGGGTGACGGCATAGACGGCGTTGATCATCTCGTGGATCTCGGCCTGCTGGGCGGTCAGGCCCAGGCAGTGGAACATCAGCTCCCCGGACTGCCACCAGTCGTGGGGATCATGAACCTCCCGGTTGCCGCACAGCGGCCGGTACAGCTCAGCCACCAGGCCACCCCTCAGCCACCGCGGCCTCATAGTCGCGGCGCAGCTTCTCGGGGTAGCTGAACTTGCCCTCGCCGTCGGTGGGGATCTTGACCCCCTTCTCCTTGGCGTAGGCCCGCATCCCCTCGTAATACTCCGCGGGCTGCCGGCCGCGGGACCGCTTGCCCTCGGGCGGTGCGCTGGCGCGCTTGCCCGCCATGATCCACGGCTGCACCAGGGCGGCCAGCTCGTCATAGTGGGCCTTGGTCAGGTCGAGCACGACGTCTGCGCCATCGAATCCCAGCGGGATGGCCAGGCGCTCGGCCTGGACCTTCTCGCCCGTCTCGGCGAACGTAGGGTCATCGAACACGAACACCTGCACCGCGCGGCCCATCAGGCAGTCACCCTCTCGCCCTTGCCCGCGGCCTGGAACCTGGCAGCCGGGGGATTAGCAACACGTGCCCCCTCCTCTGCGGCCTGTGCCGCAGCGCGCCGCTGGGCCTGGGCCTGCCTGCGCTTCCACGCCTCCACGATCAGGGAGGACTGCATGTCGTCAAAGAACAGCCGGTCGTTGCCGGCGGTGAGCCCGAGCCCGGTGGCCAGGTAGTTGGGTCCGCCGCCGCCGTAGCGGGCGGTGCTCCAGTCGAGCATCCCGCGGCGGTCGGTGAGCACCCGGATGAACCGGCCGCACTTGCGGGCGCAGTGGTCGGTCAGCTCGTAGACGCCGCCCACCCGGTCCAGCTCCACCGTCTTGGGGAGATCCTTGCCCGGGAGCAGGTCGGCGAGCCGGAAGTCATGCCTGCGCCGGCCGCGGCACGCGGCCTGGGATGGCTCCAGCCGCAGGTAGAACTCGATCTGCTCGGGGGTGAGCCCGTGCATCCATGCTGGTTTCTTGGTCATCTTCTACACCTTCGCCCTTGCCTGCCCGTAGGTTACCCGGAGCCGCCGACAGAATGGACGGCCTCGACCACGAACGGGGGCAGGTTTCCCGTCCGCAGCAGCCACGCCAGCAGGTGCTGGGCGGCAGACTGTGCGTCATCCTTTCCTGGCACCCACCAGCCGATCCGCTGGAGCACAGCAGGGGAGGCGGGCTCCCGCGCGCTCGGCGCGGCGGGCGTCAGGATCATGCAGCGGTGCCGCAGCGCCGCCGACTTGATAGCGCCGATCATCTCGATGGCCTCGTGGGCATGGTCCTGCGGCAGGCCCGGGATGATCTTGTAGCGTTCCCACCCGATCGCCAGGGCAGGCCCGCAGCTACCGGCCAGCAGCTCGATCTCGTGGACCGCCTCGTGGAACGGCCACTCGCCGGCGCTGAACCGGTAGCCCTCGTGGACGAGCAGCCGGGCGATCCCGGTCATGCCGCCCGGGTCGCACCAGGCGACCACCGGGGGCATCATCCGGGCATCCTCTCGACCGCTCGGGCGTCCTCGGTGTAGAGCGGCTGCTCCATGGCCACCAGCTCGCCGCGGCGGTTCTGCCGCGGAATGGCCAGCGCCTTGCCGAGCACTTCCTTGATCACCTTGAGGCAGCGCCAGCACAGGTCTGCGGGCGGGTACTCGTCCTCGCCGACGTGCTCACCGCCGCTGGTGAAATGGATCTCCACCAGGTGGACGTGCCCCCTCTTGTTGCCGCGGCACTGCCGGCCGCAGCGATCACAGAACGTCTTGGTGCTCACCTGCGCGACACCCGGCGCAGCACTACCTGGCCGGACCGCTGCTCGGCGTAGACCTTGCTGTCAAAGCCGAGCCGTCGGATGGAGCCGCTGATCGCGGCGATCGAGCTGCCGTC